CGGCTTTGCGGACCTACATTGAAAAAATGTGAGAAAACTCTTTTTAGGGTGCCACCGGACCCTCTTTTGACCTATGTCAACGCCCACCAAGGAAAAGCGCCAAACCCCAGATATTGTACCCACGGTGGTCGATCTGGCGGAGGTTTTAGGGACTACCCGCAAGACATTGAATGTTTGGCGGAAGCTCGACGGGGCTCCGAGGCCGCGCCCGAATGGTGGGCACTCGGTGACGGAGTGGCGCAACTTCATTTCATCGCGTGGGCTCGGATCACAGACACTTGGATCCCGCGAAGAGCAGTTGATGGATAGCGAGGCACTGCGGGCTCGGAAGCTACTGGCCGAGGTCGAGGATCGAGAGCTCAAGGTGCTAGTTCGCAAGGGACAATTCGTCCCGATCGACGCGGTGCGTGAGCGCTGGTTCTATCACATCGGACAGGCAAACGCCCTGCTTCGGAACAAGCTCGAAAACGAATTGCCGCCGCTGCTGGTCGGCAGAGATGCGGTCGACATCCGCAAAGAAATGGCCAGGGTGGTCGATGAGTACATCGCGATCATGAACTCTGGCGATCAAAAGAAGATCCCAAAACTTGAAACCAGAGGACGAAAGAAATCCGACGACTGACCTGCTCGATGAGATCCTGCGCACTGGGCATGTGATCACCGATCGCCGGCCGCCGTGGCAGTGGTGCGAGCAGCATGTCGAGTCGATTCCGTACTCGCCGATACCCGGTGGGTTCCAATCAGGCAACACACCATGGATCCGCGAACCATTGGAGGCGCTGGCAGATCCGTCGGTTTCGCTGGTTTCGATCATCGCGGCGATTCAGGCGGGCAAAACCATGACCGCCGAACTCGGATCGTGCTGGATCGCGGCAAATGCACCCGGACCGATGCTCTGGCTCGACCAGACAGACTCAGACGCCAAAGACCAGATGGAAAACCGTCTGCAAGTTCTCTGGAAACAATGCGCGCCGATTCGGGAGATTTTGCCGCGCCAGCAAGGGACCGAAAGGCACAAGCTCAAGCGCAACTCGGTCGCATTTCTCAACGGAATGACCGGCTGGGTGCTCGGTGCTCACTCCAAGACCAACCTACAAAGGAGATCGATCCGCTGGTTGATCGGCGATGAGACATGGCGCTGGCCATCGGGTCACATGGCTGAGGCCGAGGCGCGGGTCACTGCCTTCGGGTGGCTGGGAAAAAGGTTCTTCGTGTCGCAGGCCGGTGAGGTCGACGACGACACCGATCGGAAATTTCGATCGACCGACCAGCGTGAATGGTGCTGGCGATGCCCGAGTTGCAAAACCACCCAACCATGGAAATGGGAAAACATCGAGTGGTCGAAGGATTGCCGCCTCGAAGATGGCGCGTGGGACTACGAGCGGGTGCGTGAGACCACCGAAATGTTCTGCGAGTGCGGCGCCCGCTTTCCCGATACCGACCGATCGCGGCGTGAGCTCAACAACCCTATAAACGGCGCGCGTTATGTCGCCCAGAACCCCGGAGCGGCGAAATCGAATGTCGGCTTCCACTGGAATGGCCTTTGCGCCGGATCGTGGGGCAACCTTGCCGAGATTTACCTTCGGGCCAAGTCGTCGGCACGCACTGGCGACATGGAGCAACTCAAAATTTTCTGGCAGAAGCGCCTAGCGCTTCCGTTCACCGAGTACACCGAAGACTTCTCGATCAAGATCACCGACAGCACCTACGCGCGCGGCGATTTAGCCTGGGAAAAGGAAGGCGCGATCATCGGTGGCAAGATCCGGGTGCCGGATGAGGACGACGACCCGCCGGTTCGGCTGCGCGTGATGACCGTCGACGTCCAGATCGACCATTTTTGGTGGTTGGTCACCCAATGGGGTCCGGATGGTTCGAGCCGCCGGATCGACTGGGGAACGGCCCATACCTGGGAAGAATTGCTCGAACAGCAGGAAAAGTACCGCGTCTCGTCCTCCCTCGTCGGCGTCGATGCCGGATTCAACTCCTACGAGGTCTATCAGCGATGCGCCGAGCATGGCTGGGTCGCCTTGATGGGTGACCGCAAGGCAACATGGACTCACCGACTAAAGCAACGCCTCGGCGTCGGCGTCCGGGTCAAGTCACTCGACCGATTCTATTCTCCGAAGCGCTCGATCAACTGCTCGGCAGGCAAAGTCGCCCAGATGTTCTACTGGTCGAACCTCAACATCAAAGACGCCCTCTCGCGGATCCGCAGGAACCAAGACCCAGCGCGCGGCCCGACATGGGAGGTGCCGGTCGAGGCTCTCGCCGAGGTCGACAACGACGAAAAGAAGATCGCGTACCTGAGCCAGATGGAATCCGAGATGCGGATCAAGGACGGCGACAAGTGGCAATGGTCGCGGATCCAAAAGCGGCCGAACCACCTTCTCGACTGCGAGGCGATGGCCACCGTATTTGCCTTCATGTTGAAGATTTTGGGCCGCGAAACCGAGCAGGAAGCCGCCGAAGATTGACAACTTGTCAGAGGGCATGGCGGCCCTCGACATGACGACAGGATTTTCCACCGAAGAGGTGGTCGAGATCCTCGAAGAGAACAAAAAGACACTCAAGAAGCTCATGGTCAGCTTCCAGGAGTCGGGATCGCAGATCACTTACAAGCGCCTCGATGACACCAAAGAGATCATCGCGGCCTGCCAGCACGCTCTCCGCAAGCTCGACCCGATCACCTACGGCAAGACCCGCCGCACCTGTCAGTCAACTGCCGGTATTTTCTAACATGAATCTGCTGCAAAAAATCACCAAGTCCGCCGCTTTAGCCTTCGGATGGTCGCCGTACGAGAGCGTCAACCCATCGCCCGTTCGCCAACGCCTACCCGCCGCAGCTCCGCAAGACCACCGCAAGGAGGCAACGCCGCTGGTACGCAACGAACTCATCAAAGGTAGCCGGTATCTGATGAAAAACAGCGGGTTCGCCCGCGAAATGGTCTTCGATATGGCCGTCTACTCGGTCGGCGACGGTCTCAAGATCCAACCCAAGACCGAAGACCGTGAATGGATTGCCGGCGCGCTCGACTACTGGGAGGAATGGTCGAATCAGTGCGAGGTGACGGGACGATTCTCCCTCTCCGAGTGCGAAATGCTTATCTGCCGCGCGATCGACGAAGACGGTGATATTTTTGTCCATCTTACCCGCGTTGAAGGCCGCCCGGTGATCCAACTCATCGAAAGCCACCGCGTGAGCGGCGGGAACAACGATGGAACGGTCGATGGCATCCGTTTCGATAGCTATGGCCGCCCGATTTCCTACCATGTGAAGCAGGATGATGGCAGTTTCATCGAGCTTCCGGCCTACTCGGTACTCCATATCTTCGATCCAGAGCGCGCATCATCGGCTCGCGGCGTGCCATCACTGGCACATTCAATCAATCACATCCGGGATGAGATGGAACTTTTGGCGCTCGAAAAGCACGCGCTCAAGGACCACGCCGACAAATCGTTCGCGATCACCACGCAGAATGGCGAGATCGACAGCAATGATGGCTTTGGCGGACTCGACATCGACTCTGGCAAGGCCGAGGACAATCCACACAGCGACCCGACTGCTCTTCAAAAGATCGTCGGCGGTAAGTGGGTGGCGCTCAAGCCGGGCGAAGAACTCAAACCCTTCGAGTCCAACCGCCCATCGCCAACCTTCACTGGATTCCTCGATCACCTTCGCCGCGATTCGGCGCTCGGTGTTGTCCCATACGAGTTCACCGCAGATTCGAGCAAGATCGGTGGCGCCGGCGTCCGCATGGTGGTCGCTAAAGCTGATCGCCGATTCTCCCACAGGCAAAACATCCTCATCCGCCGCTTCCTCACGCCCGTCTGGAAATTCGTCATCGGCGATGCCATCACGCGCGGCGAGATTCCGCTGATTCCTGCATGGTGGAAGATTTCAGTCGTCACCCCGCGCCGCGTCACTGTCGATGCCGGTCGGGAGTCGCTGCAAAACCGCGAGGATGTGAAGGCCGGTCTCAAAACTCTCTCCGATCACTTCGCCGAGCTCGGCATGGACTTCGAGGAAGAAGCCGAACGCCGCGCGCGCGACATCGCGCACCTTCAAGAACTCGCCAAGAAATACGACATCCCACTTCAGATGCTGTTCGCATCGGGAGTTGCCACCCCGCCGGTCGAAGCGCCGACCGGGCCTGCGAAGTGATGGGGAATTGACACCCCACGCATCGCGTGAACGCACGCGATCTCATTTTGACACAGGAGCCGTGGGCCATCGCCCCTGAGGCAATGGACGGCATCATCGGTTTGGCCATGGACATGGCCGCCGGCAAACTCTTCACCCTGCCGCAGAGCGAGGCGCCGCAGTCGATCATGAGCGTCGCCGATGGCGTCGCCACAATATCGATCACCGGACCACTTCTTCCGACCACCGACGAGTTCGATCGCGTGATGCTCGGTGCGACGAGCCTCGATGAAGTTCGCTCCACCGTTGAAAGCGCCGCCGCTGATCCATCGGTCACATCGATCGTGCTCAACATCGACTCTCCTGGCGGAACCGTTCGCGGCACCCCCGAGGCTGCCGATGCGATTTACGAAGCCAGCAAGGTCAAGCCGGTGCGTGCGCACACCTCCGGTACGATGGCATCCGCCGCCTACTGGCTCGGATCGCAAGCCACCAGCGTCTCGATGACGCGTTCGGCATCGGTCGGATCCATAGGAGTGATGGTCCCGCACATCGACCAAAGCAAACGCGCCGAGATGCTCGGCGTGAAGGTCGAGCTTTTCACCACCGGCAAGTTCAAAGCCGCAGGTTTCCCTGGCACCTCGCTCACCGAATCACAACGCGAGCTGATCCAAGAGCGC